AGATTTGACCATCCATATCTGTTGGTCCTGCAAGTGTCGGTGAGGTACCTCCTGCCTTGAATCTTACTTTATCTCCAGTAGCTAACCCATGATCTGTTATTGTTATCTGTTCATTACTTGCGTTAATATTACTATATGAGAATTCAAGCTCTTCGTTGTAATCCCAGTTACCAGGTACAGTAAATGTAGCACCTGCACTTGTTACTGTACACTCAGCGTATCTAGATATACGATTAGTACTTGTATCTACATCTATTAACACAAGTCTCTGATCCAGTTTATCTTCAGGATCTGTTACATCTGATTGCCAATTAAATATACAGTCAGCAGGAGTACCATGAGTAAAGGTAGTTATACTATTAGTATTACTATATGCACCACCTTCAATAGTAGTCCAATTATCTAGATGTATTAAGTAATCAACTGATTCCTGTACTACACTAGGATCATCACTTTCTGGTATTAAATTTAAACTATGTAAGAAGTGATTACTATCTAAATAATAGTATGTATCATTTACTATAAAGTGGTATAATAGGTTCTGGTTAAATTCCCATCTAAACCAAGACGATTGATCCCTAGGTTTACCAGGTGTTTGTAAGTATTTATAACAAAAGACTATATTAGAATCAGTCTTTCCAAATAATATCAAGCTATTTTCTTTAGAATTACATAATAAATCTATGTTCTGCTCTAATAATGTAGGCACAAGTTTACTTGTTTCTACTACTTGAGGTTCTTTTTCTCTTGATACCCCATACATCTCCATAAACTTACTGTATTTTCCAGAGTTATCTACGAATCCTATTGAAGTTCCTAGAGATATTGGTGCTATATCTTTGTTATAATTATAAACTGAAATGCTCTTACATTTAGCAGTATCTGGAGTAAATGTAGTATCATCAGATGATAATAAGAATTGTTGATTAGTACTAGTTAAAACTAAACCAGCCGTTGTTTCTATACCATCGAATAAATCTGATGGAAAAGTAGATGTGCTAGCTATATCTATAGGATCATTTGTACCAGTTACTAACGCAGTTTCAGCAAAGAAGTCAGGTTTAGCTTGACTACCAGGTCTAGAAGTTACGACAAATTCTTCTGAAAGAAATGTTATTCTGTTACGGAAGAATAGAACTTTATTAATTGCTTTACCTTTAAATCTAGGAAATGGATTTGTAGTATCATCTCCTACTCTACGATCTTGATAACTATATTTATCTACAGTAAAAGTAGCTAAGCCTGTTGAGTTATTATAACTTGTTCTTTTAATAACATGAGGCATAGTAGTGTTGTTAAACCCTAATATTATTCCAGGTTCTGCACATTCAGTCCATATACCTGTACCATCATTATCATTTTCTCCTTCAAATTTTAAGTAATAATCATCCTCATCTGACATCCTATCATTAGCTACCCTAACAATATAACCATGTTTACATTGTAGTGGTAGATCAGTAACATCATTAATTTGAGCCTGCATTATTCTTATTAAATCTTTCTCTGATGTTTCTATATTAAAAGCAGAAGCACAAGATAAATATAAACCACTTCCTATAACAGTACTATTTAAAGCATCACCACTTATTGTTACACCAGTTAATTCAGTAGCTAATCCTCCTAATATAGTATCAGCAGTAACAGCTGTATCAGCATCAAAAGGTGTAGGTTCTGGCCTTACTGCTTTAATATCAGCCTTGATATCATTCTCTTCAATCTTTTCTATTACAATTGTATATTCAAATGTCTTTGTCTGAGCTTGAGTTAACTTAACTACAACTTCATCACCTACTTCCCAACCTTCACCACCATGTAATAAACGTACTTGTCTATTATATGTACATTTAAAACGTTGGGTATCATCATCACTAGCATAACTAGAATGTCCTTGTTGTCCAAGAGTTGAAATACGGAAGATTAAATTATCTCTACCACTAGTCAGATCAGTACCACTAGAGTTTTTAACTGATATAATATTTGTACCACTATAACTGCCTGCAGCTGATACTGCAAATACTTGTGTACCTATGCCTGGACAATGACCTGAACCTTCATTTTCTTCAAGTGTATCTGAGTCTATTCTTATTCTAGTAGCTATTTTAATACCATCATCAGCTACAGCTGCTGGTGTGGCTACATTAAAACTATACTGTCTACCATTTTCTGTTCTTAATAAATCAATGTAAGCAAAATATGCATCTGGTCTAGCATCTGTAGTACCTGTTGTAGTTACATTTATAGATCTATTAGTAACAAAAGTAACATCATTAATAGTAACAAACTGTAAGTCTTCTGTATCTACAGGAGAAGATGCACTAGTTAGATATGTTTTGATAGAAGTTTCTCTAGCAGAAGCAGTTCCTACATAATCCCACCTAGCAGTACCATCTGTTATATTCGCACTTGTACCTGTAGGTCCACCAGATCCTGCTGATGTACCTGCTGTATCACATACATAGATTTTACCACTATCGTTAGTAACTTCATCATCTACAGAATAAGCTGTACTAGCTAACCAATCTAGTGGTCCGTATCTTATAGTCTGTGCAGTACCTGCCCCAAGACCAGATGCTTTCCATAATCTTACATCACCATCAACATCTACTTGTCCTATATAAGATCCTTCAGATTCACTCCTATAATAATGGAACCAAGAACCGTTAGATTGTACACTAGCTAATTTTGCTGTTCCTATTCTTTTAGAACCAGGTCTCTTATATAAACCAGATACTATATCTGGTATACCGTTGATTATGTTTTTTACTTGTCCTCCAAACTTTCTATAATCTGGTTGTTCAGATATACCTCCAGCATAAGCAGAGATATTTTGTGTAATGCTTGCCATTATCGTCTAAGGTTTCTCCATGGTTGATAGGTATGATAGACAGTATCTTCTGGAAATCCAAACATAGTATGGTTACCTTGATTACATTCATATTCCATACATGCAGCTCTAGCTAAACCTTCTTGTTGTGCTAATAGTTTTACTAGTTGAGGGTTAGCGACTAACTGTGTAGCAGCTTGACGTGAAGCTCTATATATTATATACCTTTGAAAGACAGAAGGTAGATTCTCAAATGAATAAAGTCTTATGACATCTAAATGTATACCTTCAGTTGAATCAGACCAGTCATCAGTATGATCATACTTATCATATAAATATCCATTTCTCTTTACTACATTGAATTGTCTATGTGTCCATCCATCAGACACATCTATTTTTAATATATCATTTCCTATAATTATCTTACCAGTGGTACTATCAGCTGTATATTTCACATGCTTTTCTGTATTGAAATGCCAGCCTTCATTCTGTGTATCTATATTAGCATCTCTTAATAAATTATATACAAACGCAACCTCAGGGTTATCGTATGCTTCGACTGTATCATCTACAGTACTGGTGCCTAAAGTTGTAACAGGTGATTGACCGATAGCTCCCAGTATTGCATTTACAGCGGATAGTTCGGTATCGGTATCAATAGTTGTGGAAGCCATAAAGTTTTATGAATAAAAAAAAGGGGAACCGAAGTCCCCCATATGAATAATATTTAGAATGCAGCGTTGTTTCCTGCACCTACAGCAGCACCCGCAATGAGTTCTACAGCAGCAGCTGGATTAAGAGGTTTTGCTCCCATTGCCAACCTACCTAGAATGACATCTCCCTGATAAATCACGGATACATCACCTGAAGTAACTTGGACTTGAGGACCAATAGCCTCTACACAACCAACGGCTTCTTTCTGGAAGATAAGTCCACAAGAGTGGTCAAACTTAGCCTCTTCACCGTAGTCGTTAACTGTCTTCTGACCGGAAGGAGTCGTTGAAGGCTCCTGATCACCCATTGAATCACTAACAAATGAACCAGAGTTACCAGGATCAGTTAGGTTAGGACTGGTAGCGGTATCTCCTCCACCATACTTAACACCAAACTTACCGAACATTGGTATGTTCATTGACTTGTAGATCTTAATGCCTGCAATTTCAATGATTCCATTACCAGACTGTAAGGCATCACCTGTTTCATCACGGTTAATCAATGCATTAGTAGAAGTGTCTTGAATTAATTCATAGTACTGTCTTGGAGATAGTACAGCAACACGTCCTTCACCACTGACTCCCTTTTCATCTAGGGCTGCAGCAGCATCATAGAATGCATTTACAATGGATGCTGGTACGTAAGCATCAGAAGCCTTATCGTTTGTACCAACACGGATTTGTGTTCCGCCTGGTTCTACAAAGCTAGACTTCGTGATAGGAGATGCCATACGAGCAGCTTTAGCAACGGCACGGAAGATTCTTCTATCATAGTTTTCAGCAAGAGCGTAACCGATCTTACGTGAAATCTCACCCCTTAAATCATAATGGGCAAGTGTCTCATCTAATTCATAAACGAACGCGGATGAGATTAGTAGGTCATCACACTCAATGTTTACCTGCGCTACTGGCGGTGTTCCATCTGTGTTACCTAATATGTTGTTTCCTGGTGTGTGGAATTCAGAACCTGTACGTCCAGTGAAGATGAACTGCAATGATTTGCCGTTCTTCAATGTACGCTTGGTAATTAGATCCCTTGCAATTGTATTACGTTGGAACCCTTTGAATAATTCACCAGAAAATAATTTGAGATATAATTCCCTTCTTGCTGAAGTTGTGGATGCAGCACCATTGTCTGCACCCACCCAAGTCAGCTTGGAAGGATCTGCACTTGACTGTTGAGCCATTTTCTGTAATTAAATAATAATAATATGTACTTTCTACACGTGTATGTTTTTGATCATTTTGTTTGTGGTCTTTCCCACCGTCTAGACGGCTAAGGGTATCCTGCTTACAGGGCCAAAGCCAAAGCGAACTATCGGAATCGAACCGATGACAATAGTTTGGAAGACTATAGTTTTACCGCTAAACTAAGTTCGCTTGCACAATGCGGGTGAGCTTTACGATGATAGTTGGTGTGCATAACTTCTACCATTATGAAGAAGGCTAGGAGTCCGAAGACCCCTAACCATAATTCACTAACTCCCTGTGAGTGCTTCTTCAAGCGACTGAGGTTCATTATCCTCATCTACACCTGGAGGCTGAGCCTCACTGGGAGATGTATCAACTACTTCAGGTTCGGGGGAAAAGGACGTCACAGACGCCTTATTATTTGATGATTGTTGAGCCATTAGAATGAATATTTAGCACCAATTTTAGTGCCATAGGTGTTGTCAGCACCATCATGCTGTGCAAAAGACACCTCACCGTATAGATTTAACTTCTCAGTAGCAGGAAAACTAAGTCCTGTTTTACCTGAGAGATTAGTCTCTCCATCACCTGCGTCTACATCAGTGAATGCAGGTCCACCTTGAACATAATATCCAAGTTGTCCTACTTCACCTTCGTATCCAACGTGAAGATCGGTTGTTCTTGAGGTGTAATCACTACCAGTATAAGATGCATTTGACTCGGCGTTTAAATAAACACCGGCCATTGCAGGAGCAGTAGCGAAAGATGTTGCCGCTAGGGCTAGTGCAATTGTTTTCATGTTAATAAATTAGATAGTTTTTGTGTAAGTTACACCACGATACCTTAGTTTTACTGACATAGTAATTCTCCAGTACCACAACCCCGTTCCATGCTGTGGTTTCATGCGACCTAATTAGATTAGGTTGAACGGACGTGATGTAAAATTGGCTTCTACTGTATCGACATACGAGCCGCCTTGTATATTATTTATTTGTACTTAGGTTTATCTCTAAGTCTTCTGAGTTCTTTATAGTCTTCTCTCGCTGCAGCTCCTTCTTCATTTAACCAGTTCAGAGGACCACGTATTATTTTAGGTAATCTTTGTCCAGCATTCTTTTCTGAATTTTCTTCATTGAATGAGTTAACATTCTTTGCTCCTCTACTTGCTCCTGACATAATTTAAAACTCCAAGTTTTTTGATCTGTCTAATTTAGCCATAACATCCTGC